TGATGAGAACTTCGAGCTCAAACATTGGTGTGAAGCTTGTTCTGCCGGAGTGTTGTAGTTGCTTCGCCCGGACGGTTACTTTCTTAAGATACCTCGTCAAGTCTGCCACATCGCGGAACGTCAGAGATGCTAATGCTGTCACAACATCACGGACCATCTCCTCTGGCGCTGTAGAAACCCACGCTAACCACGTTGCATACGTTGCTTGAGACGGTCCTTCTATCTTCTTGAGTATCGCCGTAATTGCCCACGCATCACATAACCTTCCAGCACGTCTGCACGCCTCGAGACACTCTGTGGGCAACAAGTGTGTGTGATGTCCACTTGATATCACAGTGCGTGGAAAGAGTTCGTTATGATCCGCGCCTTGCAGTATGTTCTTACCCTCGCGCGCCACCGTAACCATATGACTCTTGCTACCCGTGAGGCCCATAAGCATCGGTACAGTTGGAGTACTGATGACAGGCCTTATTAATCCACGTGCAATAGCAACTACGCGCTGTGTAATTATGCGATGTCCGCTGCCCACGTGCATTGATGAAACGTACGCGCAGTGTCTCCGTGCGAGTCGAACGACGTACATCCAGAAACCATCACCGTCTATGCGTGCATAATTCCAGCCTGCGGGATAAGTTACATCACCGACGTAGACGTACTGCCATGTATTGCCATCCGCGATGTGAGCATCGTAGGTCAGGAGTAACGGAGGTGCAGCAAGCTCAGCCCAGCTCAATAAGTGGTCAGGTTTGCGATACTTTTGCCTACAGTCGATCGCGTGATTACGGCCGTCTGTATCACTCATCACATCAGCGCTTCCTTCATCCAGCCACGCATTCTTCAGTGCTGCCATACGCCGCATAAGGTCACATGTGCCACGGTCGTTCTGATGCCCCTTGTACCGGTACCAAGTATATTCGGGGTCGCCTACACGCATGTTCTCGCAATCACCGGTTGTCGGCTGGTAACGGCTTATCCGCGCAACGATACCCTCCGTGCTCTCCCGTACATGCGCGGGTATTTTGACGGTCTTACATGGAAAAGCACCCATCGCAATCGCCTTGCCATTGCTGTATGCTGTCCCAATGCCCTCAATACACATCTCATACTGATACGTCCCCGTGTGATACGGTGTGAGCTTATTCGGCAATGACCGTAGACCACGTTTCCTCGCATCTACAATTGGAACGCGTCGATTGGGATACTCAATCATCTCCGCAGTCGTCAGTTCCAATCCAAACCGAAAGTCGGACCAATTCGCTGCCCACCTGTCCTTGTCAACACGTGCGAGCACATCCCAACCTAGTGAGTCACTCATGGCTAAGTAAGCTGCGAGATCACCGTGCCGCACTGTACAGTAATCATCATTACCACGTGGTGCCCATACGCCAATTATCGCTTGTCTCGTCACCTCACAGTACCGTGTCCGCGGGAGTAATCCTAAGGCGTACATCAGGCGTGGTTGCATTGTCAGTCTTCTGTTGTCCTTCCATGGCTTGATGTCGACTTGTTCACCATGCCTGGTCATGCGCCGAGCTACGACGTTAAGTTCCGAAGTCTCACCCCACACGCTGAAACGTACTGCGGTATCATAATCACCGATGTCTGCACCGAAAGGTGTTGCCATAGGTGAACTCAACTTCTGACCTAACGCTTGTGATGCATACGCAAGCCATACCCCCACTCCGCTTGAAACACCGTCCTGTTCGCAATCACGCATAACCTCCGTCTTTACAATGCGATCCTCATGCGTTGACACACCACTTTGGTAGTAAGCTAGGGATCGCAGAGT